CAGGCTTCCACCCGGACCTAGATCGGTTAGCTGTAGCGGAGGAGTCCAATGTTTGGAACGCAGTAAGCGGCCCACTATGCGCATACTGCCCTGTAACTAAATGCCCCCACAACAGGAGAGGATAATGGCGGGATATAGAAAAGAGGAAGAGTTATACTTTAGGGTCGTGGGCGCAGAAGGGATGCAATGTTTTTATCCTAACTGCGGGTCACGCGGGCACAGACTGAAAAGCGGGGATGAAGTAGTAGTATGGAACGCTAACATACCTTTAGAGGTTATATACGAACGTTTCCCTGCCGTAGTTAAATTAGCTATACAAGAAAATTGTAGCGACTACGAAAGCAAATATCAAAAGATGGGGTTTGACATTTTTCTACACCCTGAATGCGCTATGGAATGGGGGGCGCATTTAATACAAGACTCCATGCGAGCAAGCGACAAAGTGGGACGAATTTTATCTGGGAGAGTTAAACATGACCAAGAGTAAACGAGATTACAAAGCTGAGTACGCTAAGTACCAAGGCACCGAAGAACAAAAGAAAAAGCGTGCCGAGCGTAACGCCGCCCGTCGCAAAGCTGAGCGAGAAGGCAAGGTAAGCAAGGGTGACGGCAAAGACGTAGCCCACAAGAAAGCAATGGACAAGGGTGGCAAGAACTCTGACGGTACTAAGGTAGAGACAGCAAGCCGCAACCGTTCCTTTAAGCGGGATTCAAAAGGCAACCTCGTATCTGAAACCAGCACTCGTGAGCGCAAGAAAAAGAAGACCTCTAAAGCATGAAGATAATAGAAGATAAACTAATTGTTTTTAAGACTAAGAAGCCTCACCTCATTGCGGAGAAGGTGGACAAGTATAAGATTATTAGCGAGAAAGATGGCATATACAAAGTTGCTATTGAATGGCAACTAAAAGAAGCGCAAGTGCTAACGGAACTGAAAGCCAAAGACGTACCGTCTCCCATCAAAAGAGACTACTCGTGGACAGGCAAGTTAACCCCTTTTGCGCACCAGAAAGAAACAGCGGCTTTCCTCACCCTTAATAAGAAAGCTTTCTGCTTCAACGAGCAAGGCACAGGTAAGACCGCGTCGGTTATATGGGCTACGGATTATCTTATGAAGCTTGGGCTCATAAAGCGCGTCTTGGTCATTTGCCCGTTGTCGATTATGAAGTCTGCATGGCAGCAAGACCTGTTTAAGTTTGCCATGCACCGGAGTTGTTCTGTGGCTCATGGCTCGTCTGCTACGCGGCGTAAGATTCTTGCTGAAGGATGTGAGTTTGTAATCATAAACTTCGACGGCGTAGAGGTTATCAAAGACGAGATTAAGCAATCCAACTTCGACATGATCGTGGTGGACGAAGCCAGTGCTTACAAGAACTCGCAGACTAACCGTTGGAAAACTCTCAAGTCTATAGCCGACAACGTAGAGTGGCTGTGGATGCTTACGGGTACTCCAGCTGCGCAGTCTCCAGTAGATGCGTTTGGCCTAGCTAAATTAGTAGCCCCCGACAATGTCCCTCGTTACTTTGGGCAATTCCGAGACAAGGTGATGTACAAGGCTACTCAGTATATATGGCGCCCCAAATCTGATGCGGACCAGACGGTGCATAAAGCCTTGCAGCCTGCTATACGCTTTGAGAAAGACCAGTGTCTTGATTTGCCTAGCGTTACTTATGTAGAACGTGAGGCCCCGTTAACAAAACAACAAGCCCAGTACTACGAAATACTCAAGAAGCAGATGATGCTAGAGGCTGACGGTGAGCAGGTAACTTCCGTAAACGCAGCGACGCAACTAAACAAGCTTTTACAAATCTCTGGTGGCGCAGTCTACACCGATGAGAAAGAAGTATTAGAGTTTGATGTTAGCAACCGCCTTAAAATTATTCTTGAAGTAATTCAAGAGTCTACGCACAAAGTGCTAGTGTTCGTGCCGTTTACGCACACCATAGACTTACTCCATACTTTCTTAGATAAGAATAAAGTAACTAACTCAATTATCTCGGGTAAAGTTTCTCTTAATAAAAGAAGCGAGATTATAAAAGACTTCCAAGAAAAGCCTGACCCTAGAGTCTTAGTTATTCAACCTCAAGCAGCGTCTCACGGTCTTACGCTTACAGCGGCTAACACCATTATTTGGTATGCGCCCGTAACCAGCGTAGAGACATACCTGCAGGCCAACGCCCGTATCGACAGGCCGGGCCAACACAACCCAATGACTGTGGTTCATATTGAAGGCAGCGAAGTGGAAAGGAAGCTGTACACAATGCTCCAAAACAATATAACCAACCACAGTAAAATTATTGATCTTTATCGCCAAGAACTAAACATTAACTCTTGACAATGTAAATGACAGGTCTATACTACTCTTCCCACTAATAAAAGGAGGACGGGTATGGCCGAACCAACTGCCGATAAACTAGTTGCCATCTACATCAAGATGCGCAACGTGATTAAAGAAAAAGAAGACGAGATAAAGCGCATCAAAGAACAGCAGGAACAAATCTCTGATAAGCTTCTTTCCCTTTGCAACGACCAGAACGCGGATAGTCTCAAGACTCCCGAAGGCACTGTTAGCCGCAGGGTTTACTCAAGTTACTGGACTAGCGATTGGGAGTCTATGTACAAGTTCATCCAAGAGAACGATGCTTTTCATCTATTAGAGAAGCGCATTCATAACGGCAATTTAAAAGAATTTCTATCGGACAACCCAGACCTATGCCCGATGGGATTGCAGTCAAACAAGAAGTATATAATTTCAGTAAGAAAACCAACCTCTAAATAGGAGCTAAAAATGTCTAACGACGTATCAATATTTACAAGCAACACTCAAGTTGCGAAGTCATCCCCCCGAGTAACTGGCCTTAGCACTCAACTAAAAGAAAAGCGCACGGTCAATAACAGACGCATACAGGCTAATATCAATGGCACCTTTAAGAAGGTAGTCAACGGCGACCAAGTAGGCGAAGTCATCCGTGGCGAGTTCAACGCAATCATCGTAGATATGTTGCCCGGCATTTCTCGTATCTTCTACAAAGAGAAGTTCGATCCTAAGAAAGAAGCTACGTTACCTAACTGTTGGTCTAACGAAGGCAATAGGCCAGAAGTGCAAGCAGAAGACCCGCAGCACACTAATTGTGCAGACTGCCCCCAGAATATAAAAGGTTCTGGCGACACTGGTGGTAAAGCTTGCCGATATCAACGCCGCGTTGCTCTTATCCTAGAGGGCGATCCGAGCGGTACGATCTACCAGTTCAATATCCCTGCTAAGTCTTTGTTTGGTAAGGGCGTAGGTAATCAGCACCCGTTTGAAAGCTACGTTAACTTCCTAGTTAGCAACGATCTTTCTCCTGACACGGTAGTAACTACGGTTGCTTTTAACACTAACGCTGAAACTATGGAGCTTGTGTTCTCTCCACTGCGTGAGCTTAGCGATGAAGAGTTTGAAGTTGTACTGAAGGCACAGCAAGACCCAATGGCTAAGCGGTATACTCGCCTGACAGTTGCAGAAGCAGATAAAGTTACTGTTAAGCCCGCCGCTGTCGCTGCTCCAAAACCTGCGCCAGTAGTTGAAGAGCCAGTAGTTGAGGAAGCAATCGTCGAAGAAGTTATTGAAGAGCCTAAGAAGCGCGCACCGAAGAAAGAAGAAGAGGCTGTGGATGAAGATGATGACATGGCTGCACTCATCGGTGAATGGGGAGGCGACGAGAGCTAATGAGCTATGGCTATACCGCAAGGTTAATTCAAAAAAACAAAGAGGCAAGTGGCCGCTCCTTGGGCGTAAAGCTGGGGCGGCTGTGCATAAAGCACGATATGCCTGTTTCGGAAGTAGCAGTTACCTTGGGTGTAAGTAGGCAGGCGGTTTACAACTGGTTTACGGGGGTTAACACCCCCAAGCCGCCGCTTACGGAGCTTATAGAAGAGCTAATGTCCGAACTATAACAAGCAAGAGAAAACTAATGACTAACTTTGACCTTCTAGATTACGTGCAGCCCAGCGATGGGTTCTTCTGCGTACTCGGTATAAAAGGACCAAAGGACGTTAAACAAAAAGTTGTAGCTACCAGAGCAGAGCTAGACGGCTGGACTAAAAAGTTCGTCCAAGAAAAGCGCAATGTATTTTATAACGTAGCTAAGTTACAAACAATCGACGGAGGCCGAGTAAAGGAAAACGTATCCGCGTTAAAATCTTTCTGGCTTGATATTGATTGTGGCCCTACAAAAGCTGAGGTGAACGAAAAGACTAACCGCCCCGACGGTTATATATCTCAGCCGGAAGGCTTACGCGCATTGAAGACGTTCTGTGATTTCGTAGGGTTACCCCTGCCTACCATAGTCGATTCAGGGCGCGGTATACACGCATACTGGGTGCTTACCGAAGAAGTATCTAGGGAAGAATGGGAGCCCGTAGCTGCTAGGCTGCGCAATGTCTGTCTTACCCAGAACTTCTATGTAGACCCCGTTGTATTTGAAGTCTCCCGTATTCTTAGGGTTCCTGAAACTTATAACTTTAAAGACGATCCTCCTAAAAAAGTACAAGTACGCAAGGTAACTGAAGCTATTACTTTCGATGAGTTCAAGGAAATACTTGGCGTCGAAGAGATAGAGCAGATAGCAGCTCGCTCACGTCCAAAGCGTAAGTTGACTGCGATAGGTCAGGCAATAGCGGACAACATGGATTCTTCTTTCGCTAAGATTATGCTGCGACAGAAGACTAAAACCAGTTGTCAGCAACTGATTGCTTGTTACCAAGAAAGAGACACGCTGTCTGAGCCTCGTTGGTTTGACGCGTTATCTGTAGCTAAGTTTTGTTCTGATAAGACCGAGGCTATTCACAAGTTATCCGCAGGGCACCCAGACTATGACCCTGATGTGGTAGAAAAAAAGATAGAGCACATATTAGGGCCGCACAGTTGTGAAGTATTCGAGCGGAATAACCCCGGCGGATGCGACGGGTGCCCCCATAAGGGAGCGATAACAAGTCCTATATCTCTGGGGAAGGGCATACTAAGAGCCTCCGCGGAGGACAACCTAGTAAGTATTGCTCCCGAGGAACCAGAAGAAGTAGAACTAGACGTAGGCCAAGAGCTTGCAGACCCTACCCAAGTGCGTATACCAGAGTATCCGGCTCCATTTTTCAGGGGTAAGAACGGCGGTATTTATTTGGAGCTATCTGGGGATGACGATGATGGGCCTAAGCTAGTCTATGAAAATGACCTGTACGTTGAAAAACGTATGCACGACCCCGAACTTGGGGATGTAGCGGTCTTTAAACTGCACACCCCGAAAGATGGATTAAGAGAATTTGTGGTACCTAATGCGAAAGTAACTGAGCTTAGAGAACTGCGTAAAGAGCTTTCTAAGTATGGAGTAATGGCACCGGAGCCACAGTTTAAACTAATACTACAGTTCGTAATCAGTTCGATTAAAGAGCTGCAACATAAAAGGAAGGCGGAGGTTATGAGAGTCCAATTCGGTTGGGCCGACAACGACAGCAAATTTATTGTCGGGAACAAAGAAATAACAAGGGACGGTACATACCACACGCCCCCAGCTAGCGTCACTCAGGGGGTAGTAGAGCACCTGCATAGCAGTGGTACTCTAGAGAAGTGGAAGGAAGTATTCGCACTATACGACCGGCCCGGACTGGAGGTGCAAGCCTTTGCTGCGCTTAGCGGCTTTGGTGCCCCTCTTCTTAAGTTCACAGGTCAGAAGGGCGCGATCATCAACATGATTCACCGGTTTGCAGGTACGGGTAAGACTACCGTGCTTAGAATGGCGAACAGCATATGTGGGCACCCAGAACATTTACTAGGTACTCCTGATGACACAAGCGTAGGTAGGGTTATCAAGCTCGGCCTGCTAAACAATATCGTTAACACCTTTGACGAGATTACTAACATGAAAGCGGAAGCTTTCTCAGAGTACGCCTACGCCGCATCTCAAGGACGGGGTAAGGACAAGGCAGAAGCTAGCACTAACAAGCTACGAGTTAACAACACTACGTGGAGGACTATTACACTGGCTAGTGCCAACTCTTCTTTCTACCAAAAGCTTACCGCTCTAAAAGACTCTCCTGATGGGGAAATGATGCGCCTGCTTGAGTTTAGAATAGACTACCCAGAGAAAAACATAATAACTACGCAAGAGGGTAAAGACATGTTTGACCACCAACTAAATGAAAACTACGGAGTTGCAATCGAGCCGTATGCTAGGTATTTGATCGGCAACTTAGAAGACTGCAAGCAGTTAGTACGTGATGTGCAAGCCAAGATAGACGCTAAGCTTGATCTTACGCAGCGGGAACGTAACTGGTCTGCAGTGATAGCAGCGAACATAGCTGGTGGTATAATTGCTCGTCGCCTTGGACTCATCTCTTGGGACATAGGGCGCATACTTAACAAGATAACTCCGGTGATAAAAGATATGAGAGCAGAAACTAAAGCACCCGTCAGCCCCGCTAGTTCTATTGTTGGTGACTATGTTAACCGCTGGCTGGGTCACATGTTGATCGTGGATGACGGCGTAGACAAGCGAACTAATAAGCCTAAGTTCCCTATCATGGAGCCAAAAGGTGGGGGCGGTTTGAAGCAGAGGTACGAGCCTGATACCAAGAAGCTATTTATCCCAGTGAACTACTTTAGAAAGCACTGTGTAGATGCTCAGATAGACTACCAAGAAGTTACTAAGGAACTGCAGGAAACAGGGATATACTTAGAGACTATTAACAAGCGGCTGTCTAAAGGCATGGGCATAACCTCAAAGGGCGTACGCTGCCTTGTACTGGAC